AACGTTCGTTCTCCGCTTCGACACGCTGCCGACGCTCGCGCTCATTGAGCACTTCGCTCAGGGGGACATAGCCCGGCTCAATCTGACGCCTTTCGCGCCTCTTTGGTGGCCGGGATTCTACTTCTTCCCGCTGCTCGCGTTGCTCAATGTGAGCCGCCTCGCGCCCTTCATCGTCGGTATAATCCGCGATAACGGGGCGCTCATTGCGCTCTGCGATGATCTCATTCAACGGCTTTGCTTCGCCGTCTCCGGTTTCCTTTGCCATCGTGGTTCTCCGTTGACCTCCGCCATAACGCTGGCGGGAAGCGATTGCGCCCGGTAACGGGGGCGAGCCGAATGCGCGCAATCACGCTTGCGCGGGCGGTCCCTTCATCTGCGGGTCCGGCCTGCCGGCCTTCTCCGCCATGTCAGCGCCGGCAACCATCGCATCCAGCTCCAAACGGGCGGACTGCGTGTCGGCGCTCTGTTTCCGTATCGCCAAATCGCCTTGCGTCTTGGCTTGCTCTTTGGCTTGCTCTTGCTGCTGCTGTTGCGCGGCCATCTGCATCATCTGCTCAATCATCTGTTGAAGCTTGCGCTTCTTCGACGACGCCAAGCCCGGATGCATCTCAGCAATGAACATCATCACGGGCGGCGGAGCGCCAGACTTCAACACGTCCATCATGGCCGCGAACGTCTCGCCCTCTAGGCTGGACAGGTCCGGCGCATCCTCAATCAGAATATCAACGTCCATCTCAGCGACGGCGTTTTGCATCCCAACCATCTGCTCGCCAAATTCCGTCATCTGCATTTGCGGCTGATTGATCCCCACATATTGGGGCGCTCGCTCATCATCCGTCACGCGAATCCACATCGGCGCTTGCCAATACTCGCGGATCGCGTTCCACGTCTGCTTGTAGACGCGCCAATCCAACCGCCGCAGCGTGTCAAGCCCGTCGCCAAGCTCAATCATGCCGCCTTGTTGTTGAGCCTGAATGGCGCGTCCGGACTGCGATTCCGTGCCCTTGCCCAGCAGCGCCATGTTCGGCCCGCTGGAAGCCACGTAGCCCATGGCTTGCGCCGCTAGATCCGATTGGCCGGCTGCTAGTTCCGTGTTCTTGTCAATCTCAAACTCACTGCCTGGCGCCCGCACCACAAGCCCATCAGGGCGGTTCGCCTCACGCCGCATCTTCTCAAGGTCGCCATCGGGCGCCGCATTCGTTGTCGTGATGATCGTCCGCGTGTTGAGAAGATGCAGCGCCTTCGATCGGCGCTTATTGATTTCGTCTTGCGGGTCCACAAGGTCGCGAACCTCGCCATAGCGGTTGTTGTCACGATCGACGTAACACGACTCCGCCACGATGCCGCACAGGCTGTCACCCTGGTCATCGTGGAACGGGCTAGGCCCCACCGCGAGGATGCCGCCACGCACAAACTCGCAATACATCCACTCGCCGCCCTGCTTATGCCAGAGCTGGACAACCCGGAGCCGCTTGCGCTTCGGGTCAGTCCACACTTCAAAGCGTGGCCGATCGTCGTATGTATCGCTGAGCCCGATGCTATCGTTCGCGGAGCTCAGCGTTATGGCTTCTTCCGCTTCGGGGTATTCCCCCAGCAGCGTGTCTTCATCCTCCCAACGCACCTGCCCGACATAAGCCGCATCGCTAAAGTCCATGCGCGCGCTGTGAGGATCGAAAAAGAAACGATCCCAGGGGATGCGCCTCCACCTTACGTCCATGCCGCCATCTTGGCGCGGCTCTAGCGCCGCCTCCATAGCGCCCACGCCTTCGATCTTGATGTTCTCCCAAGCGAAGGAGCGCTCATCATGATAGCCTGTGCGGTCCATGGCGTAGCGTAGCGCAGCCGTAGCCACTTCCGCCGTCGCCTCATCCTGCGGATTCCTCGCAAACGCTTTCGGGTCGCGACGGGCGCGCTTCTCTAGGCCAAGATGGTAGTTGATGCGTGTCCGGATGATGTTCATGGCGATGACGGGTTGACCGCGCCGCGCCAACTCCTCAGCCTCTTCCGCCGTCCATTGCTTGTTATCGTAGTAGTCGCGGTCGCGTTCGGCCTTCCGGCGCGAATCCTGCGTCGCGCGCTCAGCCTCTTCGAACATCTCAACATACCGCTTGAGCGCGCGGTCATGCTGCTGGCGCTCAGGCGACACGCGGTCAGCCGTAGCCTCCGCAAAGTCAACCACGTTGGCCACTAAGCCACTTTCCAATTGTGGGTTTCGTCGCTTTCCATGCGCCACATGTCGCGCGGCTTAGCCTTCACTGGCGCCGGCGCGGTCCAGGGCCGAGACATGCACACATAACGCCCCTCATCCGCAGCATGATCCTCGCCGTCTGTGTCCACGTCTTCCGGACGCAGGCTGTCATGTTGCAAGGCCGGCACAGTGCGGTTAAATGCCGGGCAGGTGGCGAAGCTGTAGAGCATGGGGCGGTTGTCCATACCGACTAGGCGAGCCCGCACTTGATCCCATCCGCCCACCGCCCCGACTCTAGCGACACGCTTGTTATCGGCGGGAGTCCACCACACGCCACGCGCGCCCATCCGCTCAGCAATCGAAGGTCCGCCGTCTTCCGCAAATATCGCGGGGTCAGCCACGCTCAGCGCTATCTTTTCGTCAGTGGCCTCGCGTGCCTTTATCCCCTCAGCGACGGTCTCAGCCGTGAGCTTGAGCCCCACGTTGGGCTCGCTAGCCCCGTACCATTCGCGGTAACGGACCAGAGCGCCGCGCGGAATGAGGCCGCTGCTGCTGCCCGTCGCCTCGCTGGCCACAGCCCACCAACCCACGCTGAATGGCGCTGCCGAGCCCCAGTCGAAACCACGTATACGCGCCCAATGCGTTGGCACCTGGAATGGGCGAACAATGTGCAAAGCATCACGCCACTCAGGGAAGAACGCCCCCTCAATGACGTTCCAGTCACCCTCAAGCCAAGCGCGCACCAATTCTGGCGAGCCCGATTGGTATAGCTGGGCCACATAGTTCGGGTCATTGTCGAGCAAAGCCGGATTGTCGCTCAGCCGCGCCGGGATAAAAACGCGCCTGGTCTCCACCTGCTTGCCCGTGAAAGGACACGTGAACGTGTGCCGCGTCATGTTCCACGGGCCATGGTCAATGTAGCGTTGCTTAACCCATGAGTGCCCAGCGCCGCCCGGATTGCACGTGGCGCGGAAGCCGGTAGGAACGCCGACGCCTGAGCGCAGCGTCGCCCGTAGCTTATCGATCGGCCCCGGATGCGCGAATTGGGTTAGCTCCTCCACATAAACCCGTGTGTAATCATGGCCCTGATATTGGTCCGCGTCCTGATCCCGCTCGATATAGTTCATGGTCACGCTGGCGCCGTTGCGCCAAATGAACGTGCTCTTGCTTTCATGCCATGTGGCTAGGCCGCGATAGATCACCCGCGCCCGCCGAATAGTGGCTTCCAGCGCGCGCCGTGTGCGGCGCACGATTAAGCCCTTGGCGTGCTCGCCATAGCGTTCGGCGTGTATCGCCCAATCGCCTAACGCAGCGTCAGTCTTCCCGCCGCCTCGCGCGCCGCCATAGACCACATCTTCAAACGGGCATTGCACAAACGCCGTCTGTGGGCCTGGCTGCGGCGCCCACGCTAATTCACGGGGGATGGCTCGCCCCCATCATCTTGGCAACCAAACTTGGCTGACCACTCTTCGGGCGCTAGCGGCACATCGCTAACGAACCGTTCTACGGTATGGTTAGCGGTTACCTTGTCCGTTATAAGCCCGAGCAACTTAGCCTTGCCCATCGTGGCCGCGACCATAGCGGCTGCTGCTGACGTGCTCGCAGCCACGCTTCGCGCCTGATCCAACTCGGCGCACAGGCTTTCGACGGTGTTCAACGTTTGCTCAACGCCCAACGCTTGTAGCTCCTGAATGCGCGCCCAAACCTTAGGACGCCTTAGAAGTGCGCTCGCGCTCGCATCAACAGCGGCGTCATTTCCGCCTTTGTAGCCGGCGTCAAGGTAAGCATGACGTTGTGCCAATCCTTTGGCGATGCCGCAGGCGAACAATTCATGGCGTGGATTTTCCAGTGTCGGCATTAAGCTAGCCGCCCTAACTGACGCTCTAGATTGTGTATGCGCTGGTTCAACGTCTCAATGTGGATGGCTTGGATTTCCGCCGTTTGCCATAGGCGTTGGATCATCGCTCCTAGCGATAGCTCTTTGACCCGGCCATCAATCACATCATCAAGATCTGGCATGCCTGGCAAAGCATGGTTATCGCGCCAGTGCATTGCGTAAACATCAAGATTAAACCAAGAAATGTTAAAAGCATCAACACGCTGTTGAACGGCTTCTGTGTATTCTTTCCCTGTTGTGTTAAAGTATAAATCAAAAACATAATCAGTTAACAGAACGTTATCATCATAAACCGCGCCGAAATTAATAGTGTTATTACCTTTGTCGCCGCCGGTGGCTGACGCGTGGAAGAGGCCGCCGCCGATCCGTATGCGCTCCGCCGACGTGCCCGCCACCATCGTCTGAATGCGGATTTGGCCGTCTTCCGACGTGTCGGTCGTGTCGAGGATGTAGTGATAGATGGATGTGTAGCGAGTCTTCGCCGCGGCGCCGTCGTTGCCGTAGACTTCCCAGGCGCCGATGATGTCGTTGGCGGCGGGCGACGCGCTGTTGGCGTAGCTTTCCAGATAGGGCCCGTTGGCGGCGTTGGTGCCGATAAGCTGCACCGCGGCGGCGCCAGAGCCGGCGACGGTCACGGCAAAGCCTGAGCCCGTCAGCGTCGCCGTGTCCGTGCCGCCGACCGTAAACGCCAGCGTGTTGGCGGCGCTGCGGCGCATGCCCGTGTCTGCGTCGGAGGCGAAGGCATAATCCGGCGTCGTGGCGGAAGAGAGGAGCGCGGCCTGAAACTGCCCGCCGCCCACCGTCAGCGCATCGGCGCTATGGGTTAG